AGCCGCGTCCACGATGAGCGAGTACAACACCTGCCCGACAAAGATACATGGTATCAGACCAACGACTAGAGGGAACAACACCAGCGAACCCAACAGCCTCACCGCTCTGTGTGTAAGCGACATACCAGTATCCTTGAGTAATTGGGTAAATTTTGTCCGCGGGAAGACACGCTTTTTGTAACCAAACGAGTAGTTGTACCACTTCCGGCTGGCGAGTATCGACAGGAACAACGCGGTATTTCATGCAACAATAATGCCATAAATTTGTGACAAATAAAAAAACCCCCAGTTTTTAGGCTGGGGGTTAAAGTCCATCAAGGAAACAACCGTGGCAAAGCGGTTAGTGCATCATACACCTACTAAAGATTGTGCGTCAACTTCTTGGTTGTGAACTAGGGTTAGTGTAGGAACTGCTTCTTTGTCTATCTTGTACATGTCCACGATGATGCAGCGTTGCTGAACCGTGGGGTAGTCTGTACCCTTGGTCAGTGTGACCTTCTCGCCCTTGGATACAAGATAGCCACTGGCTGATAGCTTGTTCAGCATGACGTTATAGTCCGTACGATTCTTAATGCACCAGTCTCGGATTTCTTTCTGCGCAATCATCATGTGTCCTGCACAGGCTTTGTCCTTCTGCGTACCAAGAACGTAACGCCCCGCCACTTCACCAATGATCCGGCTTCGTGGTGTCTCAGGGCCACGACCATCGCGCTTATCCCTGAACTCATTTGTCACCAAGATACGACTGGCCAGTGAACTGACCATGCGGCTAAATGCTTCTTCGTCGGTGACTGTGTTAGACAGCATCACTGATTCTGCAAGGTCGCGTATTGTGGCAATAATGAATGTATACAAGGCATCAATGTCAAAGTCGATAATCCCCAGTTGCTTGCAGATACGAGCCATGACAATCGTGCAGGCCGTGTGGCTACGATAGAACCGGTACTTTGGACTGGGTATTTCCACAGTCAGTTGATGCACCATGGTCTGAACTTCTTCAGCAATGCGGTCATAGTTGGCCACAACGTACTTCACCATAATCTCGCCGGCAACACCAGTGTTGCGATCAAGCTCGTCCAATGCTTGTGCAATCTCACGGCTACGTGCTTCTGTATCCCCTTCACCATTTGAGTTGGCCAAGTGCGAATACCTGTCTACGCTCAATTGAATAACGCGAACCGCTTCGGCTTGTGAGTTTGCTTGATTTGCCGCTAGCATGCCATGGAAATCCATGTTGCCAGTTACAAACATATTCAAACGCCACTCGGCTGATTCAGCAAGACTGACCGTGCCGCCAGAGGATTTAAGACGCTGACGCTCTTTCCCGTTAGCTATACCGTAAGCAATGTCGCTGATGGTGCTAGGCTCTGCTGTAGATAACTCATCTAGCAATACAGGCATGCCGCGAATCGTACCAAGCACTGCCCACAGAGCAAGGGGTGTAAAGCCTTGCTTACCGTTAATAGACAGCTCAGAGGGAGCACCGAACGCCGCAAGTGATGCATGGCATACCGTGGTTTTACCGCGAGCAGTATCTCCGCCATGTAGTGCAAACAGAACACCTTTGTACAAAGACTCGCACATGGGTGATAAGAGCGTACCCCATCCGGCACACAGTGCGTACTGCCAAGGCTCAGCGCCTTCGCGGTTGTAGAGGTAGTTTAGGCCACGAGCGTAACCTTCTATCGTACCCTTTGGGATCAGGTGCTTGGCGTATCTGCGAGCGTTACCGCCTACTAATACAGTACGGGTCGTGCCGTCCTTACAGTGCAGTCTGTCACCAAGCAAGAACGATCTGTCATCGCGCCAGCCAAAGCTGGTCATCGTGCTAGTCTCTTCTACTTGTAGTTTCAGTGCTTTAAGTTGGTCGCGTAAATATGCAGCCATGTGGGAACCTGCGTCTTTGTGGTTACTGGTATGTAATTCATGCTTGGCCAAGGCCCGTAGCATGTCCGTGTTAGAAGCGATTGACTCGCCCGAAATATCAAACTCACGAATCTTGTGGTTCGCCATGTGCATGCGAACGCCGTGCCGATACGTGCCATCCTCACCGCGGATGCGGCTTGTTAGATAGAACAGATCGTGGCAGAAAACCATGGGGTGCAGTACACCATCTTTGTCAGGGATCATGCGGCTCATGAGTTGGCCATCCCACAGGTAGCCAGTTGGCAACGCAGGAACTACAACCGTTTGAACGACACCATCTTCAGTGACACCTTCTTTTTCTACCTCAACAGATATAGGGATAACCCTACCTAGCACCATAGGTGTTTTAATCTTGCCCTTGAATTCACAGCCCATACATCCGTCAGGGTTGCATTTCTCAAAGAAGTCGCACACCGTCGGAGCCATCGTCCAAGTATCTATCTTGGCCTGCGTCTCTTCGTATGTGTAGCCGGGGTAGTCTTCGCTCCAACTGTGCATCAGAGCTTCGCCATCCGTGCAGTATTTTGCAAGGCCGGCTACGCCGCGCCAAGGCTCGTACCCAATGTCACCCTTCTCGGCTCGCATCGCTGCAACTTGGGCGCACTTGGTTACGATCACATCAAGGGATGTATCTACTTGTGGGAACTCCATCATCAAATCAGAATTCTTACTGCGCTCCCTGATAGGCGCATCTTTGATCATCTTGACTTGATTAGCCTTGACGTATACGCTCAGCTTTGCAGCAAGGTCTGACGGCTCGCATGGTTCGCATGAGGCTAGAACTTTGACTACTTTTTCTTCGCCATTCTTACGATTGACTGCACCCGGTGGACGCAAGATCGATGCAAAGTCTGCTGTCCTGCTAGGATCGGCAATAACACCTGCGTGAGCAAGCGCCGACTTCAGTGCAGTGGCAACCTTTACCCACGTAGCGGCTTTTATGTCTTTGGTCAGCGGCCAGTAGGCGTGAACTCCGTTGCCCGAATCTACGATGAGTGGTCGTGGCCATGCAACATCTTTGGCAAACTTGGTAATGGCAATGACTGCATCTTTCTTGGTGAGGTATCCATCACCCTTGTCAAATTTAGCCTGTCCACAATCTAGGTCAACCCAAAATGATCGTGCGCAATCCCAGTTCTCAGGGATGCGGTATTTCTTTTTGATCGTGCCGTCAGGCTGATCTATCTCCACAGCGGGTTTGAGGTAAGCCGCACACGCATGAAAGATTTGGTAGTTGCTTCGTGGCGCGATCTCGGCGATCTTATCCGCCATGTCTTCAAGATCAACTTGGACTAGGTGCGCAGGAAACTTGTTACCCTCTTTAAAGAGGGCGATGTAATGTATGCCGTGTTCCGGCAGTATCAACTTGAGAAAATCGAGTGTGTTCATCTCACACTCTTTCGATAATGCTCTTCCCAGTGGCATGCGAACCAACGGTGACGGTTCGGTCTAAGTGGCTAACGACGGCGGCTTTCATCTCATCCATTTGGATGCTGTTCCTGCCAGACTCAACGATTACACGGGCGATCAATTCGGCTAAGCCAAGAATGATTTCCCCATGGTTGAATCCTTTACCCGCGATAGCAAAGTTTGCTTCTTTAACGACGCCAGCTACTTTGCGCGCCTCGATTGCATAGCTCATATGTACTCCAAAGTGGGTGGGGGTACTAACTGCCCGTCTACAAGCTTTCAAAAAGTATAGAGCGGCTTTCCCCCCGATTCAATCAGTCATCGAAATCAATGTCGGCGATATCTAAATCGTCAACCACGATCTCAGGCTCAGGCTTCTTCTCAGCTTTGGGCTTCTCGGCCTTTGGTTTCGCTTCCACTTTGGGCTTGGCTTTCTCAATCACTTCGTCCGTAGCAGCGGCTGCTGCTTGCGTTTCTTTGACATCTGCTTCGGCCAGTGACTCGTGTACCGCAGTCATACTACCGCCAATAATATCCCGAACCGTTTCGGACTCAGACATTTCTTTGACTTCTTTGTACGTCTCATCGTCCAAGATACCAACAGGCTTAAACGCCAACTTGGGAGACTCGGCTTCCATATCAAAGCTAATCTTTGTAATCACTTGATCGTAGTCAGCACCTCGATTGTCCAAGAACTTCACGTACTCAGACAGTGGCTTCAGTGAAGCGGGTGGGATGCGGAGCAACATGGGCTCGTTGATTTGGTCAACGGCGGCAATAGCCAAACGCTTGGAATCAGAGCAAGCCTTACCTTTACCCATACGAGCAGAACCAAACTGGTTGTGTGTGCACGTTGCGCACTTCTTAGACTGAGCGTTAGCCGCATCGGATGCTGGAGCTACACCATCGTTTGAGTAGCAGTCAGGCTTTTGCTTCTCGCTAGACTCAGGATCGTAGCCCTTCATGTAAAACACCTTGGCAGAACCGGGGTTGCCCTTGATGATCACAGCGTCAATGCTCGTAGCAGGGCTGTCAGGGTCTTTGGGGTTAGGCAGAACTTTACGCTCGCCAGCTTTTACCACGGCAAAGACTTTGCCCTTGATGGACACTACGGGGAATCCTCCGCCGCCTGCTGACATGAGGTCAGCGTTGAGGCCGGAGACACGCTTTTTAAAGTGGGCGGGTAAATTGCCACTGTCAAATGGAATGATTTGCATTTTGTTTCCTAGGGGGTTGATTAAGAGCGGCGAATGTTCACAGTACGTTCCACGGCGAGGTTGATCCCCGGTGGTAAGTCCCCGTCACTCGCTTCTTGGAACTGCTTAATAGCAGAGGCGGACGCACGGATTTCCATGAGGCTCCATTCTTCGTGGGCTTTCACGTAATCCATGAATACATCGCGGTCAGCAACACTGGCCGTTGTCCTTGTCGATGTGTATGCAGTGCCGAACTCAGTTTTAATTGAATCCATGCCTGTAGTGTTAAATACTTCTAGTAGTTTAGCCTCTAACTTGTCCATTTTTTGTTGGACGGGCGCGGCTAACTCTTGGTAGTCGGCTTTCAACTTTGCCTTTTGATCGCGCAATTTGACGTATAAGCCTACTGCATCCGATAGTTTCATATTGTTTCCTTGGGGGTATTAAATTTACGCTCGTAGCGGCGCTTTGTAAATAGGGGTGAACCCTATTCGGGTCGATCTTTCATCATTTCAAGCAAAATTCCTTGCATAGATTGTTTGTCTTGCAGGCGTTTGTATACACGTCGTTCAATGTCAGAGCCAGCGATGTGGGCAATCACTGTCGTCTTGGTTTGGCCGGGTCGTCTTACACGCGCACATGCTTGTTCGTATATCTCATTGCTGTGTACGGGGGCGTACCAAACAATGGTCGTAGCGGCTGTTAAAGTTAAGCCGTGACTCATGGTTGCAGCGTTAGCCACAAGCACACGAGGGTCGTCAGTTTTCTGAAAGGAAGAAAAAATCCTATCCCTGTCAGCTTTGCTAGTTTCACCATGGACAATTTCCACAGCCCAGTCTTTTGATAATTCTTTTGCTACTGTTTCCA